ATAACGTTACCTGATACAGGAGATCCACCACCACTAACACCACCGCCAGCACCAACTAATTTTCTAGCTTTGTAGTCAGGAACATTAAATGTGATACCACCAGATGATTGTCCAAAGTTTGATGGATCATAATCTGCACCAAGTCCACCATATTTGTTCTCAATAACCTGATACAATAATGGAAACATATCTGCATCATACTCACTTCCATCACAATATAACCAACCTTCATACTGCACATCTGGTTGACTAACAGTTGGTGAGGTTGTAGTAACAATTTCAATTCTTCCTGTTCCACTACTGCCTGGTTGTAAAATATAAACTACATCTCCATTAGCATATCCATATCCTGCTTTTACTGGTGTACAAAATTCTAAAGTACCATCATCTTCTGCTGCTACACCAACTCTTAATCCAAATCCAGTGCTTGATGCTACTCTAATTGTACCATTAGAACCAAGGGTAGTAATATTATAATATTTTCCTGCACTAAGATCTGCATTACTTCTAGAAAGTCTAATATTGTTTGCGTCAACAACATCAACATAAAATACAAATCCTCTATCAAAAGAAATACCGCCAACACCACCTGTTGCTAATAATGGTATTGCTGTAGCACCTGTACCACCTCCACCAACCAATGTAGCAACAGGAAATTGGTATCCTGTACCGCCATCAATAACATTAATTCCAGTAACCTTTCCTGTACTAACATCAATTTCTGCAGCAAATGATCCACTGGTAATAGGACCACTACCATTATCAGTTACCTGTACAAGTGGTGCAGATGTGTAATTACTACCACCGCCACCACCAATAGTAAAAGATTCAATAGATCCTCCAAATTTAGCTCTGTCAGGAGCTTGATCTGTTGAAATAACTGTTAGTCTATCACCTGGAATGAAAGGATGATTAGGAATATTAACAATATCTGTTCCTATAGTAAGACTTACTCCTGATTGAAATTCTACATCTATTGGAGCTGTAGGATAACCACTCACTGTTGCTAAATCATTATAATATCCACTACCACCACCAACACCACCAACAACTGCTCCTAAATTTACAACAACGCCATTATCAGTAACTTTTTCAGATATTGCTTTAAATATAGGCACTATGGAACCAATTGGCATTGTTGAATTGCCAAATGTTGATTTATCTGTAAGAAAATTTGTACGAATGTTTCTTGACATTTTAGAATTTAATTAAGTAATCTACCATAATAAAAGGAGAGATTAGACTATCAATCTTTGTGGCAGTCTCTGCTTGAATAGCAATAGAAGCACTCATTCCATCAACAGCAATGAATGTCTCTGGTATATTTAACTCATAATTAGTAAGTCCAGTTTCATAAGTTATAGTATGTGTATGTTGTGTAGGATCACTATCATAATCAAATGCTTCAGTAGTCTCAATAATATTTGAAACTTGAGGATATGCTACTGTGTTAGGATTATCAACATTAGTATCACATGGTAGAACATCATGCATAGATGCTTGGTGACTATATGCTGCAATATCTGATAAATTTTCAAAACCTGTAGTCACAATTTTAAAACTAATTCCTCCATTTCCAGTAGAGGGTGCACTACCAATATTTTTTCCTTGAACATCAGGGAAAGTTAAGACATCACCAGCTGAATATCCCGAACCAGCATTAACTATAGCTTGAACCTGATATCTTGTATTATCTGGATTACCACCAGGACCTGGCCAGGCTTCAAACTTGCATAATACTCTAAATCCACTTCCAGTACCACCAACTAAATCAACTTCACCTGTAGCAGTATCATCTAAATTATTCCAATTAGCACCATATGAAGTATACGCCCATTGTCCTAAACCTTTACTGTAATATCCTTGTGATGTATATTCACCTAAAACATCAAGACTTTCATATAATTCAAAAGACTGCACAACACCATCAGGACCTGCTGCAGAACTAGGAATATTATCAAGTTCAACACCACTAGCACCAAAAATATAATTTGCAGTGATTGGTTCAGTTGTTTCTGGACAGGGATAATCAGCTGTGATTTGACCGAATGGAATTGGATATGTCCATTTACAGTTTCCTTCTGGAGTAGTATCAATACCCATGGTTTTTCCAGTTGGAACAAGACAACTGTTAATGAAGAAGTTACAACCAGATTTACAAATACCATAATATTCAAAAGATGCTGAACCAAAACCACCGCCAGGAATAAAATTGCCTGGTGTCTGCCAAGATATTTGCTGTGCATAGTGTTTACATGCAGGTTGCCTTGCCTTATTATCGCCAGCATCATTTGTAGCATCATACCAATCCTCAACACCAATTGTAGATGCAAGGTTAAAGTAATTTAATTCAAATACGTTATTACCTTGACGTCTAGCAGTTCTACATCTAGCAGTTGTGCTGTAATGCATATGTGGTAAAAAAGCATTTATAGATACAACTTCTTCATCAGGTCTTTTAGGTTTGGTAAAACCGACATTACCTGTAAGAGGAACAGTTCTAGAAGGAACTCTAAATTGTCCCACCATATCAACAACTGCATTAGATCCTACATTTGATGAAACATTGACGCCAACACCAGATCTTTCAACAACTTGTCCTGAAGCATTGGTTACTGTATTGTCATTAACAACACCTTGATCTGATGCAGAACTAGCTCTAATAAATTTAGATCTTAAATCTGGTACTTGAAATTGTGTATCTGATAAAGTTTGTCCTTCTTGCTTAAATGCACATTCATCACCTGTTCCAATAACCTCTGCTAACGCTGGATATGTGGTTGAACTATAAACTGCACCATCACATCTTAAATAACCAGCAGGAAGTAATGTTAAACTATTTCCTACATTGGGATCGTTTACTTCTAACTCCTGAGGAAAAGCAATTAACGTTCCTGTTGTAGTTCCTATTTTAGTTCTTTCTTGATTTAAAAAAACTGCCATTTTAGTAAGCTCTGATAATCATTATCACAGTTTGTGATGGTGTTTGATTGTCCATAAGAATATTTAACGCATTTGGGATGTCAGAAACGTTAACAGTATAAGATTGCACGTTATTTACGGCAATATTTGGTGGAACTCTAAGTCCACCTCTGTTCATAGTGAGATCAAAACTGAAGTGGTTATGTGATCCCACTGTTTGATCTGTAAAATCTTGTCCACCATGACTAAGGTTTGTAGGATATGTTGTGCCAACATCTCCGTTGTAATAGTTTGGTCTACCAAAAATAGTCATTGGTGGTGGGAATACGCCTGTTACCTGTCTTAAAGAGTGATCATAAGGATTAGGTATGGAACTTGGTGCTACGTTATAAGTAGTGCTAAACTGAGAAGTAAATGCACCATGACCAGGAATATTTTGTACGTGATTTTGCACTGGAATTCTGTCCTGTGTAAAACTTTTTGATGAGTCTGTTGTTATTAAAGTGTTCTCATCGTAATATGTCATATTACCAGCTCCATTCGTCCAAACATCTGCAGTTTCATTTTGTAGACCTTCTAAATTCACAGACTCGTAATCTGGGTTACCACCAAAATCAGCTATTGGTGCTTCAAATACCTCAACATATCTACCATCAGGAATTGCTGATGTGTATTGTCCTTTGTGTTTATGACCTGGCGTGTGGTCAATACCCAATTTTCTCCCGATTGTATAATAAGTTTTAGACCATGTAGGATCATTTAATGTAATATTTTGAATTTTTCCTGCCATTGTGTCAATTGGATCTAATTGAAATTTTAGATCTGTATCAGCACTGTAGATAGTTGGAGGAGTAACACCTGTACCATCATCAGAAATTAAATCTCCAACCACAGCTTCGGCATCAGGTTGTCCAAACTGATACTTTGTTTGTTGTAAATATGATTTTTCAAGGTCAACCATCGCCCTACCATTCATGTTAGGAACTCTAAAAGTATCTCCATCTTCATAGTCAGGAAAATTACCAACGATAGAATCGTCAGTAGGACCATATGTATTTCCAATCATAGATGCCAATAAAGGAAACTCATTGCATCCAAAAGTCCTACCATCACAAACAATCCATCCTGTAGGTATGTTATTAGGAAGATCACCAACACTAGACTGTCCACTCCAAGGCATGATAGTGCCTATAGGAGCGGACTTCATAGTTTTTAGTCTGTTGTAAAATGCCATTATAGTTCAGTTAACCA